CCTCCATCGGCGCGTGATGCGCGGCCAGCTGATACCAGTCGACCGAACCGAGATCCATCATATCCCAGATGAAATTACCCAGCGCGGCGTATTTTACATCTGACATATCGCCCAGCATGGTTTCTAAGGCTTCCTCGACCTGTTCGCGGCAATAGTCTGGGGTTATGTCCATGCCTTCGTGAGCCATCTCAGCCCAGCCATCGCCGAACCATAGGTTGACAGTCCACGTTGCTGCGTTGCGCCAGCCGTTGCAGGTGTTATCGTTCATTGTGTTTGCTTCCTTTCTTGCGTCATCCGTTATGACATTTGCACCAGAAATTATTTCAGCGAATAAGTCAACGCCTATGTTCAACGCTTCGTCGCGTTTCGCGCCTTCCTATGTAATTCAATCCCCGAAAAGCAGGGGGCGCGCCTCCCTATGTATTTCAACCCCAGAGCAGGGCAGGCAGGCGCAAAAAAAAGAGGAGGCCGGAGCCCCCTCGATCTTTCAATTTCGGTGCAGGATCACCAGTCCCAGCACCAGCAGTCCGATCAGGAACAGGTGGGCGTGGCCGATCATGCCTGCGGATCGAGACAGGCGGCGCGCATGAACCGGTCACGGTCAAAGCGGGGGTTGTCCTGCTGCAGGCGGTTGGCGATCTCGTAGGCCACCAGAAGGGCGCCAGCGCGCTCCGGTGGGTTCAGGGCGTAGGCTGCGGCCTGCAGGGCCTCGGCGATCAGGACATAGTCTTTGCGGGTCATGCTGCGCCTCCTGCGGCGTAAAGGGCGACGATCACGATCAGGGCGAACAGGCCGGCGCGGATCGCAAGGTTCAACTGGTTGTCGGTCATTGTGTTTCCTCTCAGGGGTTGGCTGGGGACCGAAGCCCCCAGCTGGTTGGTTACAGGAGCGACCGGAGGCCCTTGCGGACAACATCGGTTGCGTCAGCGTCGAGGAAGTCGGTTGAGATCCGATCTTCGATGATCTCCTCGACCACCTCGGCGACCGATCCCTTCACAGCCTCGGCCACTGCCTCGCTAAAGCTGTAGCTCTGGCTGAAGGTGTCGATCTTCTCCTCGATCTCGGCCTCGATGTGGCTGTAGACGGTCCCGCTGTTGTCCTCGATGACGGACAGCACGGCTTCGTGGATGTCGGGTGTGGACAGGCCCAGCGCAACACGGGCCGTCCCGCTGCGAACCTCCAGCACCTCCAGCACGCGATCATTGAACGATGCCTGATCGCTGCAGTCGAACTGATCGAGGCGCGCCTCCAGCTGGACGATCCGGCTGGTCATTGTCTCCAGCAGCTGGACCAGCAGGCGGTCGCGGTCGTTGTTGGCATTCCGCACGAGATCCTGCGCGGCGGTGAGGTGGTCGAACTTCAACATGGTGTTGTTTCCTTTGAACTGTGCCGAGGATGCGCTCGGCCCGCTGGGCACCTTGCCCGACGAAATAAATCTCATATGTCAGCAGGTATGTCAACAGGCTTGTCAGCCCCTTGTGCAATCATTTCGTCAGGAGGCACACCACATCCCGATGTGATCCAGGCGTTTTTCAAAATCACAGGGCAATGTGATCGTCGGGCGCGATCGCCAGCAGGTCGGCCCTCCGGACCGGATCGGCACCCCCCACCCACCCACATTCCCCAGACAAGGCCCATTTTATATCTATATATACCCACCCAGCCCCACATTTTCCGCGAAAACATTTCCCCTTCCCGGCCAACCCCCCACCCCCTAATATGGCCCCCTTTGTTTATAACTGCGGTTCCATATTGATTATTTTATTGATTTAACGCGGATGATGATTATGTTGGATGACATGGATGACGGTGGTTTTGGTTTAGGATCTTTGATCAGCGAGGAAGCTGAGATTGCGATGCGTGAGGATCGTGATTTGGTTTTTGCGCGTGAGTATGTGCGTTTGCGTGCATTGAAGTCGAAGAACCCTGCGGAGTTGGCGTGTGTCCGGGCTGGGATTACGAATCCTGAGTATCACATCAAGGTGGTTGCTGAGCGTCAGTTAGCGCGTGTGGAGGTTCAGCGTTTGATTGCTGAGGCTGAGTCATCTGGGATGGTGATTGAGCGGACGGAGTACACGCGGGATTTGTTTTTGGATGAGTTGCAGGCGGTACATGAGCGTGCGTTGGATGCTAAGAATTTCACGAGTGCGATTAGTGCGGTGAAGACGCAGGCGCAGTTGTTGGGGATGATGGATCAGACGTTGAATATCAATCACACGGTGACGGCGAAGGATTTGGATTTGGCGACGTTGCGGGCGATGGTTGCGGATCGTGCGAAGCCTGTGACGGTGATTGAGGGGGTGGTGAATAATGACCCGACCGTATAGTTATAGGGTTTCGTTTATTAACGGCGCGATGGGCCCGACTGGATCGTTGATTACACCGTATCTGGAAGTGAAGGATAACGAATACGATCACGATTTGCTGTTGCACCAGCGCGCCCCTTGGCCTGAGGGTGAGGAGGGTGAGCGGAGTCGTGCGACGTTGCACCGTCTGATTGATGCGTGGTTGGATGGCGTGGAGTTTGAGGTTTGATATATATCCGTGACGAGGGCGAGTTGATCAGGACGGGGATTAACGTGTATCCGCGCCGATCTGGCAGCGTTGGGTTTGTTGTGGCTCTTGGTCGCTTCCGGTTTATGCTGCGATATTCGCGGTTTCTGTGGCGGCTGGACTGTTATGGCTGGCTAAATGAGCGCTGAGCTGACGATAGATGAATTGCTGGCGGAGTTGGTGGCCCGCGAGGAGGCGATGGCGTCGTTTGCGAAGTATATTGAGTATGTGAGTGGGATGAGGCCGCCGCCGCATTTGAAGTTGATCTGTGACAAGCTGGATGAGGTTGCTGAGGGTAAGATCATGCGGCTGATGATTTCGATGCCGCCGGGGCATGGGAAGTCGTTTGCTGCGTCGCATTACTTCCCGGCCTATTACTTGGCGAAGAACCCGACGAAGAACGTGATTTTTGCGACGCACAAGCAGGAGCTGTCGGATTCCTTTGGTTTGAAGGTGCGGAACGTCATCAAGGGCGACGAGCATCGGCGGTTGTTCCCGGATGTGGGGATCAGTGCGGACAAGACGGCGGCTGGTGAGTGGATGACGACGCAGTCGGGTGGTTATCACGCGACGGCGGTTGGCGCGAATGTGACGGGCCGGCGTGGGGATATATTGATTGGGGACGATTTGCTGTCGGGGATTCAGGCGGCGGAGTCGGAGAGTGAGCGGAATAAGTTATGGGCATGGTACGGCGCGGATTTTTTCACGCGCCGTAAGAACAAGGACACGCCGATCATCCTGATAGGAACGCGTTGGCATTTGGGTGATCACATGGGTCGCTTGGATCAGGGCGAACGGGATGGTGAGGGCGAGAAGTGGGAGCGGGTGGTTTTGCCTGCGCTGGCGGTGGACAATGACATTTTGGGGCGGAAGCCCGGAGATGCGCTGTGGCCGGAACAGTTCCCGAAAGAGGAATTGGAGAAGATCCGCCGCCAGCCTTCCACGACGAGTCGGATCTGGTCGTCGCTGTATCAGCAGAATCCGGTGGTGGATGATGGTGGCATCATCGATCAGACGTGGTTTAAGTGGTGGCGTTCGCCCGATCCGCCGGAGGTGAAATATGTCATACAGGCGTGGGATACGGCGCTGACGGCGAATAAGACGTCGGCGTATAGCGCGTCCACGACGTGGGGCGTGTTTGACGATGAGAATGATATACCGAACCTGATATTGCTGTCGGTGTGGCGCGACCGGGCTGAGTGGCCGGTGCTGCGGCGCATGGTGCAGCGCATGGCGACGGATTATAGGGACGATAACTATCGTTCACCCATCAAGGTATCGAGGAACCGGCAGCCGGATACGGTGCTGGTGGAGGCGAAGGCGAACGGTCAGATGCTGATACAGGATCTGGGGCGGGCGGGGATTGTGGCGACGCCGTTCAATCCGGATAAGTTTGGCGACAAGATCGCCCGTGTGCGGCTGGTGACGGATTTGATCGAGAATGGCAGGGTGTGGCTGCCGGCAATGAAGCCGTCCTATGATCAGTTGAGGCCGTGGGCGCGGGATTTCATGGAGCAGTGCGTGCAGTTCCCGGCTGCGGATTCGCGGGACTGGGTAGACACCATGACAATGGCATTTTTGCGGGTCAAGCAGTCCGGATGGGTGCATAATACGGAAAACCCGTATGAAGAGGTTTACGATACGCCGCTTGAACGCGCTGCATTTTATTGATAGGAGGCATAATGGCCCGCAAACCGATGACCGTCGAAGATATGCTACGCCCTCAATATGAGGGGATTGGTGGCGTTGACGTTGAAATGCCTGAGGGCGAGGCCGAATACGAAATCGACATAGGCGGGCCTGAGATGGTCGACGGCGCAGAGATCACCGAATTGGATGATGGCGGCGTCGAGATTGATTTTGACCCAGAGGAAGACGTTGCAGAGGAGATTCTGCACGATTCGAATCTGGCGCTGTACATGGACGATATGGATCTGACGGGGCTGGGCGAGATGTTGCTCGGCGGGGTCGAGGAAGATCGCCAGTCGCGTGCCGAGTGGGAAACCACGATGTCCGAGGGCATCAAGCTGATGGGTCTGAAGATGGAAGACCGCTCGATGCCGTTCAAGGGCGCGTGCGGGGTCTATGATCCGTTGCTGGCTGAAGCTGTAGTGCGTTGGCAGGCTGTGGCTTGCGGTGAGTTGCTGCCGGCCAGTGGCCCGGTGAAGACGCAGATCATTGGCGTTGCGAACGAGCAGCTGGAGGCGCAGGCGTCGCGGGTCAAGGATTTCATGAATCTGTACCTGACGGAGTTGGCTCCCGAATTCTATGAAGAGTTCGACCAGATGCTGTTCTGGCTGGCTCTGGTGGGTTCGACGTTCAAGAAAGTGTATCAGGATCGGATACTGGGGCGTCCGGTGAGCCGGTTTGTTCTGCCGGATAACTTCATCGTGGCGTATGGCACGACGGATTTGGAGACATCGCCGCGTTTCTGCCACATAACGCCGATGACGCAGCGGAATTTCCGTTTGGCGCAGTTGGCGGGCGTGTATCGCGACATTAAGATTGGCGATCCGCAGGCGAATGACACGGATCAGACGCCGATTCAGGCGCAGGTCGACGGTGTTCAGGGCGTTGAGCCGGGTGCTGAGGGCACGGAAGAGTATAAGATCTACGAGGTCTATGCCGATCTGAACCTCGAAGGCTTTGAGAATGAGGATGGCATTCCTCTGCCGTATATTGTGACGATTGAAGAGAGCAGCCGGAAGGTTTTGTCGATCTATCGGAACTATGCGGAGGACGATCCGACGTTCAAGCGCGAGGGTAACTTCGTTCACTATAAGCTGATGCCGGGCGTTGGGTTCTATGGGCTCGGATATGCTCATTTATTGGGCAATTCGGCGAAGACGGCGACATCGATCCGCCGCCAGCTGATTGACGCGGCGACACTGAATAACTTCCCGGGCGGTTTGCGCGTCAAGGGCATGCGTCTGGACGACAACAACATCGGGATTGGTCCGACCGAGTTCCGTGAAATCGACACGGGCGGTCTGCCGATTCAGAACGCGATCATGACGATGCCGTATAAGGAGCCCTCGCAGGTTTCTCTGGCACTGTTGAAAGAAACGTATGAGAGTGCGCGGAATCTCGCAAACACGGCGGAGATTGCCGTGGGTGAAGGCAGACAGGACGCCCCAGTTGGAACGACTGTGGCTCTTATGGAAGCGGCAACCCGACTCCAGTCGGCGACCCTCAAGCGGTCCCATAAGGCGTTCAACCGAGAGCTGAAGCAGATTGCGAAGCTGTTCGGTAAATACCTGCCGAACGAGCCGTATCCGTTCCCCGTTCGCGGCGGAATGTCGGCGATCATGCGGGAAGACTTCTCGGATAGTATCGATGTTATTCCGGTAAGCGATCCGAACATTTCATCGTCGGCGCAGCGCATGATGCGCGCAGAGGCGCTGTTGCGGTTCGCGACACAGCAGCCTGATCAGCACAATCTGCGTGAAGCCTATCGCCAGATGTATGTCGAGATGGGCATTCCGGAAGAGAAGATCCAGCTGCTCTTGCTGCCTGAGCAGGCGAAGCCGAGGCCGCTCGATCCGCTGTCGGAGAACCAGAACGCGCTGACGGGCAAGCCGCTGGTCGCTGGGGCATATCAGGACCATGACGCGCACATCGCGGCGCACGCGCCGATTGCCGAAGAGAACCCGGCGCTGCAGGCCCACATCAACGAGCATTTGGCTCTGAAGATGCGCGTTCAGGTCGAGCAGATCATCGGGCAGCCGTTGCCGCCTCCGGGCCAGCCGTTGCCGCCGGAGATCGAGAACCAGCTTGCGGCTATGGTGGCACAGGCCATGCAGCAGCTTGCGCCTTCCTATAAGGCTCAGCCTCCGGGCCCAGACCCGATGCTGCAGATCGAGCAGATGAAGATCCAACAGCGCGAAGCTGACAGCAAACTTGACGCTCAGGTCGATATGGCTAGGGCGCAAATCGAAGCTCAGACGGAGGCAGAAGATCGGGCCTCAAGAGAACGGATTGCAATAATGAAGATGCAGTCTGAGGCCGTGCGTAACAATGGAGGTTTCCAATGAAAATGAGTGACTTGCGGGCCAAGGCTCGTGCAATTTTCGGCCCGGCAATCGCTGAGCCCATGCCCAATCAGCCGAATGGTGCGAAGGCGCTTCAGCAGCGTGCGAACGCCCGTCCGATCCCGACCTATAAGGTTGGTGGCGCGGTGAAGAAGCAGACGCCTCCGGGCCCGACGCCTGCCGAGCGCGAATCTGCGCGTCGTTTCCGCGAGGATGTCTCGAAGCTAAAGCCGACCAAGGAAGAGGGCGAGGCGATCAAGCGGGGCAATCGCGCAGCAGCTGTTGAAGGCGGCAGGTACAAGGACGGCGGTAAGGTTCATACGTCGTCTGACACTGCAAGGAAGCTGGCCACGGAAATGGGCGGTATGAAAGACGGTGGCAAGCCGAAGAAGGACGGCCTCGCGGTCATGATCGCTGTTGGAGGGCCTAAGAAGGGCATGATGGACGGCGGCGAGATCCCCACGGATATGCGCGCTTCCAAGCTGGCTGTCGGTGGTGCTGGCAAGACTCGCAAGGGTCAGGCTCCCATCAAGAAGGCTATGGGCGGCAAGGCTTGCGCTTCGGGTGGCGAGATGATGAAGCCCGTCAAGCGCGCTCAGGGCGGCGCTGGCAAGGTTCGCAAGGGCATGATGACGCCGGAAGGCCAGATCACCCATGCCATGAACAAGCTACGCGGCAAGTAATAGGGGGCTGCGACCGTGCCTGCGAGATCGAAGCGTCAGTTTCGCCTTATGGGCGCGGTCGCAAACAATCCTGCCTTTGCGAAAAAGGTTGGAATTCCGCAGAAGGTGGGCAAAGAATTCACCGCTGCAACGAAGAATTATAAAAAACTACCGGAGAAAAAAGTTGAGCGCAGAGGAACTAAGCCGCAGAGCGGTTGAGCGTATCAGTGAGCTGCGAGATCGCGCCACAGAATACTCATTAAATGCACGTTTTAGGCCGGCCAGCCAAGGGGAACGCTATACCCCTGCATCGTCGGCGGAAGAGATTGCCCTTCAGGTTCTGGAGGGGAATGCGTTGGTGCGTGGCTATACGGCTGCAATTCAGGTCATCGCCGACGAGTATAAGCGTATGATGCAGCCTGATGATGATAAAATACCGGAGCAGAAAATAGGGAGTCATTACTGATGAGCATGAGTAACATTGAGCCTCACGAGGAAGCGCTTGCGAAGCAATTCATCGATGAGCAGTTTGTGGAGATGACAGGCCAGCCGTTTGATATGCGGCCAGCCGGGTATCTCGTGGCTGTTAAAATTTACATCCGCCCCGAAGAGCTGAAGACGATCACGCGGGAAGATGGCACGGAAGTGACGCTTTACCTGCCCGACACGGTTCGCGCTGAAGACAAGTATTCCTCGGTTTCCGCCTTGGTGTGCGCCGTTGGACCTGAAGCCTATCAGGGCGAGAAGTTCGAGCGCTCCGGGCCGTGGTGCAAGGTCGGCGACTGGATTCTGATCCCGCGCTACGAGTCGACAATGGTTTCTTATCGCGGCGTTGCAATGGCACTGCTGCCTGATGATCGCGTCATGGCGGTTATTACCGGGCCTGACGATGTCGCATCGGGCAAATCCGCTGGTGATTTTTAAGGAGTAGAGCATGTCAGAAGACACAGAAATTCCAGAACTGCCCTTAACCGAAGAGGGTGCGACGGAGGACATCGACATCGAGATCACTGAAGACGATCTCGGCGAAAGCCTTGGCGATTACGAGGAAGAAGATTCCGAAGAGGAGCCCGAGGAAGAGGAAGAGCCTGAAGAGGAAGAAGAGGAACCCGAAGAGGAGGCCCCGAAGCGCAAGCGTTCGCCTGACAAGCGCATAGCCGAACTGGCCCGTAAGGCAGCTGAAGCCGAGCGTCGTGCGCAGGAGGCAGAGTCTCGCCTGCAGAATGAAGCCCAGATGCGGCAGCAGTCCGACCTTGCGATGATGACGCACTACAAGAACAACCTCATCAACGAAGCCAACTCGGTCAAGCAACAGCTTGTGGAAGCCCACTCTATGGGTGACAGTGAGCAGATCATCGAACTGCAGAGCGTTTACTACAAGCTGCAGAACGATCTCGCTGGCGTCGAGAACTGGGAGGCTCAGCAAAAGGTTTCGACCCCGCAGGTGCAGCAGGAGGCCCAGCCCAAGACCGGCCCGCAGGCTACGCTTGAGCCGCGCACGGCCAGCTGGATTCAGAAGAACGAGTGGTTCCAGCCGCAGTCGCCTGAGTTCGATCCTGAGATGCACGAAGAGGCAACGCTGTATGCGCGCCGCATCGAGCGTCGGTATCGCGCTGAAGGCCGCGACGACGAAATCGGTGGGGTGGATTACTTCACGGAAATCGACCGCCACATGCGCAAGGAATATCCTGACGCATTCACAGCTGTATCAGCCCCAAGCAAAAGAACGCCGCCAATGTCTCGTGATTCCAATGTTGCCCCTGTCCAGCGTAGTGCGCCGAACCAGCAAGGCAAAAATTCCAAGACCATCCGCCTTACAGCCGACCAGCGTCGAATGGCGCATCAGCTGGCCCAATCAGGTGCAATTCGCAACCAGAAGGGTGGGCGCATGACTGACCTTGAGGCTGAAAAATACTACGCAGTTCACATGATGAAGCAGAATAAAGGATCGTAAAAATGGCACGAGCATCGAGAATCTCGCAGAGCCGAGCAGCAGAATCACGCGAAGCAGGTATGCGCAAGCGCCCTGAGACGCACTTCCAATCCAAGCTATATGTTCCCAAGGACAAGATCCCGGCGGGCATGACATACGCTTGGGTTCGCGAATCTACCCTCAATGAACCCGATCCAGACAACATGACGGATCGCATGATCAAGGGCTGGGCTCCAGTTCCTGCGTCACGCCACCCTGAGATGGTTCCTCCGCCCCTTCCCGGCTACGAAGGCATTGAAGTGCAGGTCATCCGTCGCGGCGGCCTGATGCTCTGCGAATGCCCGACACGGGATGTAAACGAACGTATCGAGGATCGCGATCTGGAGAACATCGAAACCCTGCAGGACGTGGCATGGACTGGTCAGAGCGACCCGAATCTGCCGCGCTTTGAGGATAAAGACAGCGGCGTCTCGTTCGAGCGTGTGACGTCGTTCAAGGACTAGCCTCCGGCCACGGCGCACTGACACGCGCTGTGGGAACTGCCTCCACCCGGGCGGCTGGGTGGGGGCCTTTTTTATGCTGTTGACGCATATGTTGAATTGAGTTATTTATAAGCCTTCGAGGCTACGTTACGTATCGTGGCATGCGACGCCAGTCACGTCATCTGGCCCCTCGGCGGGTAGCCGTTTCGATGTCGCGTCACGTATCGCGGTACCTAGCAGGCAGGTTAAAGCCGAATCATTCATTTTAGCATGGAGAAACCGTAT